AATGATTAATAAATGTGAAAAATCAAAATCAGAAGAAAATAAAAATTTATTAATTAAATATTATAGAGAATTTGATGAATTTCAAATAAAATATCCTGAAATTTTAGTATAATTAATTACACAAGATGATTAAATTGTTGAATTTGAGTTGGATAATATCTGCCATTTAATATATAAGGTGTTTGCGTATATTTCTTTAATCTATCATTTAATTTAAAAATTTTAAAATTTAAATCTAATTCCATTTGTATAGTATTAGTTTCTTTTTCTACTAATATAAGATTAGAATTTTGAAGTTTAATATTTTCATTAGTGGTTAAACAAATTTTATATTTCTTATAATAAAATCCAAAGTAATAAATTTTACCTATTTCATTACTTAATTGCAGTGCGTGTTCTCTATTTCTTACCATAAAGAAACAAGCATAATTAGAATTTTCCGCTTCTAATAATGGTAAATTTGTGGCATACTTATTATAAGTTTTGATAGAATCATCAATAAATCTACGTTGCAGTAAATATGTGTCATTAGGTGTAGCAGGTTTAGTTATATTAACTAAATATTTTCTTAAATTATCAGGTAATTCATCATAATTAACTAATAAAGGATTAGGAATATCAAGATAAAAATGAAAAGGTGGTTTTGCTAAACAATATATATCACAATTTACACCATTATTATCAAGTGCTGTTAAAAAGTGATTATACATTTCTATTGAATAGTAAGGGTCTAGTGTTATCATTAATATATCCTTTATGATTATATTTATACTAGAACCTAAGTCTAATTACACTAATTAAAGTTCAATAGAATTTATTTTATCTATTATATAATTAGGATTTTTAAGAATTTTACCTATATAAGGTATTAATCTATCAGAACAAGAGTTAATCTCTACTACATCTTTAGTAAATCTAATTGGTGTATTATCGCCATATGGTGCTAAATTCCAAAGAACTAATTTAACATTAGGATTTACTTTAGATTTATACTGATTATAATATTTTTGCAAAGAACTATCGCCGTATAATTCCATATCAGTAAATATAAAAATTGTATCTACTAATGTTTTAGTTCTGATTAATTCTTTTAATGGTTCTTCTGCATATGTTCCACCGCCATTACAACTTCTATTCATTAGAAAATCCATTGGATTTGCAACAACAAATTTGCAGTGACTAGCCCAAGTATAAGCAACTGATTTATCAGACATTAAAATAGATGTTAAAACTTTACCATATTTAAATGGTGTTCCGTCCATTGAGCCTGATTCATCAAGACAAAGTGCATAAACACCATCTAATTCAAGTTGTTCTGCTGATAATTTCATACAATAAAACAAAGTTTTTGTTAATTCTCTTAGTTTAAATTGGTCGAATTTAATATCTTGAATAGACTCCATACAATCATAAAATCTAAATGGCAAAATCATTGATTTTTGAATTTGATTTTTATCTTGTATTGTCTCAATAATATAATCATATAATTCAGGTGATTCTGTTAATATTTTTCTTATGTTTTTAATAAGTGCCATATATCCTAAATCTTTGATGTTGTCAAAAGTATATTTAACTTTGCCTGCATTTAAAGTTTGTGCTGTGTTGATATTAGGTAGTCTATCTTCAATAATTGCCTTATATACATCATCTAAACCTTGTTTATCAAATTTAAACTTATTTGGATTAGGTCTTGATAGTTTAACTATATCTTTAAGTTTAACTTGATTATTGATAGATGTGTATTTTTTAAATTGATAGAGATTAAATTTATTCTCTAAGCAATATTTCATAGCACGTCTAAGTGAATTTGCTCTTCCTGATAGTGCAAATTGGTCGGTCATATCATCTACTCTTACAAAAGACCTAATTAGCATTGGTTTAAGATATTTTTCAGATTTAGCAGTTTTAATAAGATAGTTTGCTAATACCTTACTAATATATCTAAATCCTAATTCTTCTCTTAAGAATATAACAGATTTAGCGATAAATTCTTTATCTAATTCATCAAGTAAAATTTCTAGGTTTTCTTGAACTTGTTTGTTTGATTTATAGTAATTATCTGAATTATTAAGACAATTCATTACTATACTAAGAAAAGTATTATATGGATTTGTTCTTTTAAATGCTTTTCCGCCTGCTATATTTGTGACTGCTTCAGATGAAGTTGTTTTATTCAATGCTGACATTATCATACTCCTATTAAAAATTTGTATTATTATACAATAAAAATCTGAAAACAAACTTAATACACTTAAACACTTAAAATACACTTAAATAAATTAATATTGTGAAAAAAAGACCCTAACAATCGTGAATTAGGGTCTTGACTTCATTAGAAAGGAGGAGATAAGATGAAATACGCCTTGATGATAAAATCAAGAGTAAGTGGTCTAATGTTTTTATATAAAATTTCGTAACCCTAAAATTTTAAAACTACATCTTTTACAATGTAGAAATATATAACGTAAGTTCTTATGTTTATTGATAATAAAAGTGATGTAATTACTCTTATCAATTCATCAAGGAACATATTTCATCAACGACATAAATGCCACGAAAAGAACAGATAGTTTGATTTAAGGCTTGAACTATCAAAAAGCCATAACAAGAAAGGTAAAAAATGGTTAGCAAAAACTTATCAATTAGATAAGTTTCTTATCATAGATAAAGAAACCTTAATGATAAAATTAAGTGAAAAAAGTTTATCAGTTCCCAATATTGATGTAATTTCACTTTACAATTCATTAAGATTTCTACTTCCAAAAATCAAGGATAAGAAACTTATCATAAAATCAAGACCCTGAATTAACAAGGTCTTGTATAAACATTTTATTCTAAGTTTTGGATAACCCTAGAACTCCTTAACTTCCTTTTTATGTTTGTATTATAACATTAATAAACTTAAAAGAACCTTAAAATTTAAAATATTTATAAATTATAATATCTCTTTTGTTTTTGCATATTGCAACAATGCCAAAGCGTGTGCTTCACGCAATTCTTGAATATCTATTTCTACCTTTGAATAATCAGCCATTACCCATATTGTTTTTGTTTGTCCTAGTGTTTCACTTGCTATAATAGCGTCACACATATTTTGTCTTGCTTCTGAATTTGCGTCAAATACATTACCTTTAGAAGTAGTAACAACTAATTTATTGATTTCTTGTTTAAGATTAAATTCAGTTCTTTTAGGTTCTTCATAATTTTTAATCTCGTGCTTATAAATTAGTTCTTTTAATTCTTGTTCTAAATCATTACTGATATTATTAATATCTAAAGTATAAGGAATCCAACCTAAATTTTTATGATTTAATTCAAAATCTACCCTTGTTTGAGAAGGATTTGAAAATCTAACATTTCTTAAATCTGCTTTATTATACATTACAATATCCTTAAAAATAGTGCTTTATTATTTTCAAGGTTGCCACATTGTCGCCAAGTTCCTATCATTGATGAACCTGTTGAAGTTCTAAGTTTAGAACCTTGTATAATATCATTAAAATTTGTAGTATCTGATGTTTCAAATATACCATAATATCCGACATCGCCTGCTACACCTGTTACAATAGATTCAATAAATTGCTCTTTTGTTGGTTTAATTTCGATATTACCTGAACCTATAATATCATTATTATTGATAGTTTTAAGTTCTAAATTACCTGTTCCTTTAAGTGAAACATTATTAATAGACTTAATAAGAAAATCTGCTGTATTTAATTTTTCATTAAGTTTTTCGGCAGTTTCAGTTGATACAGGTTTATTTAAGTCTTTTGTTAAATCTATTTTTGTTAAATTTTGCTCTAATAAATCAACTCTATCTTTTATTGTTCCTAGTAAATCTGATAATTCAGTTGAACTTGACAAAGCCTTTAAATCTGAAATAACAGAATGAATATCTTTAATATATTGAACTAGATTTATAAAATTTGTATCTAGTTCTAAATATGTAAGAGTATCAAATTTAGTTTTTAATTCTAAATTTCTACTCTCTTTTAAAGCAGGAACATTATTAGAAGAATCAAGTGTTCTTAATGTTATTTTCATATTTGTTGCCTACAATTCAATATATTTAAACTATTTATCTTTATCAGAATTATTAGAGTTCATTATATCTTTGATATGTTTATTCTTACCAAATATATCAAGAACAATATCATTTTTCTTATCATCTAATACATCTTTATTATCAAAAACTTTTTTTGTCTTTGTTTTTGGTTTTTCAATACCTTCAGCACTATCAGACGTTTCAGTTTTTTCAACGTTTTCAATATTCTCTGTCTTTTCTGTGTTTTCTTTGATATCAAAAATTGGCTGTTTTTTAGGTTTAGATTTGCTTGAACTTGAATTGATAGATTTTTTAAGTTTAGAATTTTCTTTTTCAAATGCTATATATTCTTTAGCAGTCAATTTCTCGCCGTTTATCATTACGTGAGTAGCAATACCTTTTTTACACATTTCAAGAGTATTATACCAATATTCTTTACCTTCAAACATATCTTCAATCTCTTTATCAGTAAAGAAATTTGACAATAAATGTCTCATCCAAATTTTATATTGTTCTCTTTGGAATTTATGTTGTTTATCGATATCAGACGCTTTGCCCCAATATCCACCACTCCAATCGTGAAACATTATCATACTTGTTCTGTGTGCTATACGTTCTGTTCCTAGTAGAAACATTAAAGCACCTGCTGAATATCCGTGATTGTCTAATATAGTAAATGTTCTATTTTGAAAATAATTCTCAATTACATTTTGAAATCTTTGTAAATCTAGCAAATATCCACCTGGACTTGAAATTCTAACTTCAAGTGTATCGTAAGACTCGCCGTCATACAAAGTATCAAATATTTCATCTAGTTTTGCGTCATCAAATTCATTTATAAAAAGACGATAGTTGTAAGTTACCATACCATCTTTTCTAAAAAGATTATGATTTTCTGAAGTTACAGAAGTAGTGGCGTTTTTTATATCACGACCTGGTCTTCTGATGTTTTTATAAATTTTCATTAATACTCCTTATTAAATTATATATTATTTACACTTAAAATTTCTTATTTTATAAAATTTGCCAACTCTACGCAACAAGCAGATAAAGTCAAATTTTTATCTCTTACATTACTTGATTGAAACTGATACTTAGCAATAGTTAATAAGATTTGTGGTTTTGCTTGCTGATTAAATTGATTTAAATTCTTATACATATATGTATAAAAAGATTCAGGATTTGTAACTAAATATGTTTCTTTTAATATTTCATCAAAGTTCTTATTTTTTATTTGTAAAATAAGATTATCGAATCCATCTAGTTTTTGAATTTGAGTTAAATCAACTTTAAGTGTATTATTAATTACAGATTTCTGTATAAATCCTACCATACCACGAACAGACGGATAATAAGTATTGATAATAGGTATCAAATCCTTTTTATCATAACTTACTTTTTCTGTATCTAATATAAAGCATAATCTATTAAAAATTTGTTTAATTAATGATTCTCTATTAGATTGATTATAGAATTCATCAAAATCATAAACTTCAAATCTGTTAATAATAGCAGGTATAATTTTATTGATATAGTTACAAGTTAAAATAAATCTGCAATTTCCTGAAAATTCTTCAATAAATCCACGTAATGCTTGTTGTGCTGAATCTGAATATCCATCGCAATTGTGAGTTACAATTCCGTTTTTTGTAATAAATGTATGATTTTTATGAACTATCAAATTCCTTACTTTTCTTGTTCCAATTTTAGTAATTGATTTAATTTTCATCTTTTGCTCCTTTGTTTTCAAATTGTTTAAATAATTTTTTAAAATAATCTATATTGTCTTTATCAATATAATTATAAATATCCAAATTAAAATTATTAATAAAATATTCATTTGTGATTAATTCAAATTTATAGTTATTATCTTGACAAAATTTTTTCGCCCAAATAATCTTATCCAAATTAAACTTAATATGTTCTGATGGTTTTATTTCATATACAATTTTATTGTCTTCATCAAAGAAATCTGCAATATAAATTCTCATTTTATTTTTTAATTTTTTTGATATTTTTTGGTAATATTTTGAAAATTGTGGATTATGTTTTATAAAATTTTTGCAATCTTTACAAAAAATTTGATTTTTCAATTTTTTATAATGAAAATTTTTCTTACAACAATCACATATTTGTTCTTCAAGAAATATTTTATCGGCGTTATCGCCATATTTTCTTTTAAATTTATATAAAGTTTTTACTTCTTTGTTATCATATATATCAATAAATGGAAATGTAATATTTTTATAAAAATTTAAATTGTTTTTAACAAATTCTTGATATGTTTTTTGATTTTTTCTTTTATTTTCTAATGATAAACAACTTAATTCACTTTTATGTTTATTATAATCGCACGAATAAAAATAACCTTCTTTAAAGGATTTAAATTTTGCTTTATTATTACAATATAAACATTTTGGTGCTTCCATTTTATAATACTGAAGATAAAAATCTTCAGCATTTTTAAAATTATAATATTTAATTATATTTGATACTTTAAATTTTTCAATTTCTTCTAATGAAAATTCTAAAGGATTTCGCATTTAATATCATCCCCTATTTTTAATCCGTCTTTTATTGATTTTTGAGATAAATCATTTAAAATAAATGGGTGGTTATCGGTGACCAATATTTTTCTTCCGTCTTCCAATTCAACTTCATAAACATCATCAAATTTATCAGAAATAATCTCACAAGTATCATCTTCAATTAATCCATTTTCAAGATTTAAAGATTTACAATTATAAGATTTACCTATTTCAAAATCTTTTAATTTTTTATATATAATCTTATCATTTTCAACTAAACAAATTTCTTCATTTTCTTCTAAGCATTCATCCATTATAACAATTTTATGATTATCATCAAAAGACTTATAACTTGCAAAATTTTGTATAGTTGTTCTTACACTATCAATACCATTATTTAAAGAAGCATTTAGAAATAATGTTTCTAATCCTGATTCTTTGGCAATAGCATTAACACAACTTGTTTTACCTGTTCCAGGTGTAAAAGAACTAAACAACATATTAGATAAATTTTTAGTATCTACCTGATGTTGCAATTTAGTTTTAACATCATCAGGCAATATCATATCTTGAATACGTTGCGGTCTGTATTTTTCGTAATATAATTGTTCTTTATCATTTATAATCATCTTATCACTCCTTATTATTATTTTATTCTATTCTATAACGTCTTTAAATAGAAATTTAAACTCTTCAGGTAATGCTTCATAAAGTTTAAATGCTAGATTTCTTATTTCAAAATGTGCTGTCTTAGATGTTCTAAGTTTTAGTAAATTTCTAAGCGACCTTACATTAATACTAAATGTCAAATCTGTTTTATAACATTCAGGCAAAGCATATTTAATCAAATCTTGTGTTACATTATAATTTACTGCATTATTAACTAATCGTCTTACATTTTCTAGTGCTTGAATAGAGCATTCATCAACATTATTATTGTCTGTAAGATTGATATATTTGCTTGCACGCTCTTTATCTTTAATGGTAAATTCAGTTTCATTTCTTAATTCTTTTAGTGTGTATCTAGTTGATTTAACACTATAAGAAGCAAGGCGGTGACGTGTAAGTTCCATAAGATTAAGTCTTGATATACCTTGTATAAAGAAATTAAATACGCAGTGTTCCCCGCAGGATTCGTGCTTGTTCTGCAATATTACACGTTTTATCAAATCTAAATCTTTTTCGCCTAGATTATCAGATTTATCGTGTGAATCCCAACAAGTTCTTATTGCAGTATTAATTACTTCCAAAGGCGTATAAGATAGTAGTTTAACTTTAAAATTCATTATTGTTCCTTTTACTTTTTATTTTTCAATTTATTGATTTCTTCTTGCATAATTGTATCAAAATTTTGCGGTTTTGTTTTGTTAATTTTTGATTGTTTAATAGGATTATCATTTATTTCAGATTTTTGAATTTGACTAATTATACTGATTTTAGTGTTAGATTCTTGTTCTGTATTAAATTGCGTATATAATGATAATAATGTAAATAACATTTGTTTTCCTTTATTAAAAATTTAAGGTATTATAACAATTTTAAAGTTAAAAATACCTTATAACATTTTTAGTATTTGTGTTATTCATCAATAGTAAGTATATAACAATCATCATCAAAATGATTATAAAATTCATTTAATACCATTCTATTTGTATCAAAATCTGTCATTGCATTTGATAAAATTGTGTTTAATATGATTGTTTTGTATTTCTCTTTAACAGTTAAAATAACTTTAAATTTTGATATTGCAAAGGTAATACAAATATCTTTATCTGCTTTTAATGTGTTATTTTCAATTCTTTGTATCATAATGTTTATGGCATTTTGAATTTTCTGCTCTATTTGCTCTTGTGTAAGTGATGTTCTAAATCTTATACGTTTAATTATGCTATGAACGTCTGAATGCTTAATTGTTATTGAATATTCTTTGTGACTAAGATTTAAAACTTTATCTTTATTATCTTCATTTAGATTATTAAAATACATAATATTTAATTTCCCTTTCATCAATAAAATCAAAATTTTTAAATTCGCCGTCTGCTTTACATTTATTTACTCTTCTTGCTCTATATACATTATGATATTCAGATATAATTCCTATATCATATTGATTATAGCAGTGTGAAAAATTTTCAATTTCATATGTATTATCAAAACAATCAAACAATCTAATATGTTTATCTGATTGTGTAAAGAAATATCTATTTTTATTATATTCTACAATAAAGAATTTATCTTTAAAGTCTTTACATTTCTTTACTAAATCTATAACATCAGATTTTTTAAATTTAGATTTACTAAAATAAACTTTGCGTGATTTGTATTGTATTTTCATCTTTAACTCCTTTAATCCTTTTTATGAAGAGAATTATATCAGATTATAACTTAATTAAAGTTTAAGTAAAACTGATATAATTCTTAAATTAATAGATTAGTAGTTTTTAATAATTAAGTGTTTTGAACCTTTGGTAACTTGCCTACCTTTTATATTAATAGAATAATTTTTATCATATGAATCTACTATATAATCTTTATATAATTCTTGTATTATATCGCAATCATTTATAATTAGTAAGCATTTAGCAGAAGTTGATTTAAAGAAGTCTGATAATTCTTTTTGAGAATTATTATCAAAAATAGATTTATCACCATTGCCATATACATTATTATTAGTATCAACATATGGTGGGTCTAGGAATATAAAATCATCTTTATTAGGTTTAATCAAATCAAATAAAGATTTATAATTTAAATTATAAATTTCAGTATTTTGCAATAAATCAGAATGTTGCTTAGTCAATACTTTTCTTGAAAAAGTTGAATTGTGTGAATATGGTGTATTTAAATATCCTTTAGAATTATAACGCATTAATCCTGATACAACTAATTTATTAATATAATAATATAGTGTTCCTTGTGAATACTCTCTATCTCTAATACCATTAAACATATCTCTAAGTTCATAAAATTTTGTATGGTGTAAATCAACATTATAATTTTTAACTAATTCATCAAGTTCAGAACTTATCGTATTGTAATCAAATTTAACAGATTTATAGCATTCTATTAAATTTTTATTTAAATCATTAATAATAGCATATTTTGGTTCTAAATACCAAAATACTGCACCACCACCTACAAATGGTTCTATATATCTATTAAAATTATTTGGTATATGGCTAAGGAAGTTTTTAATTTCCCTAGCCTTACCACCTGAATGCTTTAAAAATGGTTTCATTTAGCACAACTTTTATAATCTGCTTTATACCATAATTTCATTGCTTCAGGTGTCTTAAATTTAATCCATTTTTTCTTTTCAGGATTATACGCACCTGTTCTTGAATCTATTTCTTTAAATGTTTCAATCATTGCTTTAAATAAATCAAATTCGCAATAAGAATTATCAAGATTTAAAAGCATATATCTAATTGATTTATAAAGATTATATAAATTTTCATAAGTAAAATTTTTATTTAATTCATCTCTAAGTTTAATGATATAATTAAAATCTATCCATTCACGAATTTCGTTTTCATAACTTAAATCTTTTAATTCAACTTTAACAGAATTAAAACTAAATACAAGAATATCGCAAAGTGCGTCTATTTGTTCGTAAATATCTAGTGCTGAATAATATTCTTGGATTTCTTCATTTGTTAAATTAATATAATTAGATTGTTGCATTTCATAAGTAAGACTTCTTTTATTCATCCAATTCTCTAACATTTGTGATAAAATATACATTTCTTCATTAATAGTCATATAAAACTCCCTTACTATTGTTGTTTTAATTTTATGCAAGGTATTCCTGCATTTTCTAGGAACTTAATCCCACCTTTATGATTGTGAAGTATATCTTTATAATATACTTTTTCAATACACCCTAAATATACAATTAATGAAGCACATCTTATACAAGGTGCATAAGAAACATAAAGATTATATTTCTTAGTTAAGTCTGCCTTAAGAAGTGCTGATACTTCAGCGTGAATTACATAATCATAAGTATTATTATTTTCATCACGCATTGGTAAATTATTGGGTGCTTGATTAAATCCTTCATAAGTTTTTTGGAATTCTTCCAAAGGTTCTAATACACACCCAACTTTTCTAATATCTTTTGAGTGACTTGCTACATAATCTAATTTTTCAACACTAATCATATATTAATACTCTTAGAGATTTCTAAAATTCTTTGATAATCATCTGCTTCTAATTTATCTTGTCTTAATTCTTTAAATCTAGGGTGCAATAAAGAATAAGTATCAGAATTCTTAGATTTTGATAATGCAGTTGCAATTACTGACATTATACGACCTAATAATTCATCTTGATTATTAGTTATATAATCTAGTGTTAAATCATCAAATCCACTGCATTGACCTACTACTAATCCGTCTGATGATTCAAACATTACTGCACCAACTTTATCTGCTCTTTTACCATTTCCCTTAGTAAATCCTGTAATTTTAACATCTACATCAAATTCAGGTTTAATCTTTATCTGATATTTAGAAGTTTTATTTTCAAATTTAGTTTTAAGGTCTTTTAAAACTCCACCTTCTTCGCCTTGCTCTATCCATTTTTTAGTAATACTAATTACTTCATTTATATTACTAACTTGAACTGATTTAACTAATTTAAGATTTTTATTATCTAAAGTATTAATATAATTAGATAAATTGCTAAATCTCTCAACATATGGTGTATCTGAATAACAATTTGAAAATTCATCTAATTCAAGATAATCCCACATATAAAAATCAAGTTCATCAGGAACAGATAAAGAATTTAAAATTCCATTAGATTCATATCTATCTTTTGCATTAGGAACTAATAATTCGCCTATATATGCACCATCAGGCAATTTTTCAAATAAATTAAACAAGTAAGGATATTCATAAGATTCGCCACTTCTTGAATAACAATCAACTCTATTATTATTTTTGATAAATGTTCTAAATGTTCCGTCCATTTTTACTTGTAGATAAGCAGGATAAGATATATTTTTAACTTTATCCATTAAACTACAACGCATATATGGAAGTTCAAAGATTTTATCAGAATCTGAAACAATCTTATTAAACTCTTTTACACCTACACCTATTCTTAAATCTCTATCAATAATACCTTTTAGGACTTTTTTATTATCAGGATTTAATGAATTGAATAGATTTTCTAAATATCTAATTGCACTGTTTCCTGTATATGTTCTATCACATAATAGTTTTAAGTCTTTTATGCACTCTTCCAACAATATTTCATCAATAAACACATCAGGTTCATAATTTACTTGGCTACAAGTAATACCATATGAATATTTGACTTTATCGTAAGCGTGTTGAAATACATCAATAAAAAGTCTATTATCTTTATATTTTTCTAATACAGATTGTTTATGTAATCTTGAATTAGAACTATTAAATTCTTTAAGTATATCTACAATCATTTATAGACTCCTTAATCTAAATTGTTGAAAAATTTATATGTTTCGGCTATATCTGCATAATCCAAATCATTTAATATTTTTCGTTCATCTGCACCATATGAATCGACAAATGCAATAATTTGATTTTCTGAAGCGTCTATATCAAATTCATCTAGTGCGTCTGTAACTGACTCAATTGCTTGGCAACGTTCTGCTTTTTGTTTTCTAGTTAATTCCATTTTATAATCCTTTTGATTGTAATTTCTTTTGTAGTCTTATATAAGATTCTAAATCTTTAACAAATTCTGCAAGTGAATGTTTAAATTCATTTTTAGTATATTTGCTAAAATTTTCAGATTCAACAAAATCCTTAAATTCATCAGATATTTCTAATTCAACAATAAAATTATAAGTTATATTAGTTGTTTTAAAAACACCTATCTTTTCAACTGATTTGACACTTAGGCTTAATCCATCAATTATGCCTTCAAACTTCCAATAATAAGACAATGTTGCCTTGACATATATTTTAGTAATTACACTTGTCATATTTTCATTTAACTCCTTATCAAAATTTGAAGTAATTATATATTATTAAATATTAAATTAAGATTAAGAAT